ACCACCAAGTACAATCATATCTTTATTAACTACAATTGGCCTAATATCCAGCATCTCAGGAAACTCTTTTATTGACTTAACTAACTTATGAAATTTATTATCCTTTATCAGTCGTGGATTGTTTGGATTCTTTTTTATTTTGCTCAGTTTGATTTTCTCTGTTTTCATCTTTAAAAAATTTAATTAATTTTCTTTCAATTGCTTTTGCTTTCTCTTTCGTATTCATATTCGTTATATAATCTTTTCATCGTATCAACTAAACCTTTAACACAAGAACCGCAGCTGGATGTTTTACGATTTGTTTTAAACACCCTATTGTGAATCTTTAATAGTTCTTTTTGTTCTGGACTGTTAACTATATTTTTATTAATACTAAAGAATCCTTTTAGATATATGTACTCCTCTTCTGTTAAGCATTCAGGGTCTTTGTAAGGAAACATAGAATTTAGCTTTTTCTTTCTTTCAGAGCACCCGCAGTCTTTGCCTAACTTGTCAAATATCCAGTCAGTAGCTTTCTTTATTCCTGTAGCCTTTGTAACCTTTTCTATGCTATCGCCTAAACCTTTACTTTTCATTTTTTATATATGCTATTTTTAACAATACTAAGTAACCAATTAAATCACTAAGCGTGTCTTCTGTCTTATCGTATAATCCTTTGTTTTTTATCCTTGCTAACTTGTCATCTATTCTAACTTTGATTGCTTCGGTAGAATCTAACTTGCTAAATATATTAGAGGGATTGTTTGCAGTATCTCCGTAGGCTGAGTTCTTTTCTAATAACAAGTCTATAACTTCATTACCTATTTTTTTAATTAAGTATTCAGTCTTCATTAATCTTTTTTTTTATTTCTTTAATACAATTGTTTATTGTTCTCCATACTACAACGTGAGAGATGTTTGTTGCTGCTGATAGTTTTCTAATGCTGTGGAATTTCTTTCTATATAAATTAAATAGCTTTTTATCAAACCAGTAAAATTCGTCAACTATATCGTCAACCATTTTTTCTATATCTACATAGCTATCGTTGTCAGCCTCAATAATGTTTTTTAAATCTTTTTCAATTAGTATTTCTTTGTCTACTCTTATTGTATCAATGAATATATTGTGCATCATCTTATATATAAACGCTTTATTTAAAGAATCGTTATATAGAATGTCATTAATTTTTACTTTACCGTTATAAATTTTACTATGTAAAGCAATGTAAAAGTCGTGTAATAAATCTTTTGCTGGTACTTTACTGTTGCTGCTTATTTCTTCAGCCATACTTAACCAAGTAGCTTCATCTCTTACTAATATTTGTAGTATGTTATCTACTTCTGAATTCATCTAACTCAAGTAATATATTTACAAAGTCATCATACTTTAAAGCAATGTAATCATCTTCAAAGTTTTTAGTAAATACAACAACAGGAGTTTTTAATGTTCCCCTTGCATCTCCTTTGCTTTGCTCTAATGCTTTCCAGATGTTTAGCTTTTCTTGGTTTTTACATTCCCAGCTATATTCAGATAGTATACCAGTTGTAGTTAAAATATCACCTTTAAAGCTGAGGCCGCCTGAATTGGGTGTCCTTTTTATATCTGTTTTAAAACGTTTAGCTAAATCTTTTGAAATTTTTAGCTCGAACCTTTTACCTTTTTGATTTGCGTTTAAACTCATAATTTTTGAAAGTGTTTTCTTATTATTGCTCCAAGTTCAGCGTCGTTAGGGTATAACCTACACAAAAAATTAATACTATACTCAACAGGAGTATCACCACTAACATAGTAGTTGTCTTTTGTTTGTCTGTATTCATTTAAACCCCTTTTTTTACTCATTGTAAAATAAATATGCTATAACAGAACCAGCTATAAAACTGATTAAATGTGTTGTAATAATTAATGCTAATAATCCGTTCATTTTTTAAATGTATTAAATTTTTTCTTAAGTTCTGCAGTTTCTTGATATGCTTTTACATTTTGCATTGTTAATAATAATTGCTTTTTATTTATTTCATCTATTGTGCTTCTTAGTTCTATCATACACTTTAAGCTACTTTGCAGCGTCTCTACTGCATCCAATTTGCTTTGTGTTACCTTACCCACCTTTAAGCCTTCTTGAGCCTTTAAAAGCAATATTTCTAATTTGTTCTTTGTAATTGTATAATCTAAATCTGTCATTGTTTTAAGTTCATCGTTAATAAAAACTCATCTCCAAGCTCTTTGTCTATCTTTTTAATAGTTCTGTATATCTCTACGCTTTTTCTTTTAACCTCTTCTTTTTCTGCTTTAGTAGAGTCTGTTCCTAAATGTGCATACAAACTGCAATCTATTTCTAAAAGTGTATCAATTTTTCTTTTATCAGTCCAGCTTTTAAATCCTGTAAACTCTTCTATGTTTTCGTATTTGTATTTCATTGTTTTTGTTTTAAAATAATTCTGTTTGTTTATTAGCACTATGTTTTAAAAAGTGCAAACCTATTTTTGGCTCTACACAGTTTCTTAACAATAAACTTGATTTATATCTTGGTTTAGGAATACCTAAATATTCAGAAAGCTCTTCAGCTGTTGAACGAGATATATCTATATTTTTTATTGGTAATGTTGGAACTTGAAAATTACACCAGTAAGGATGCCTACCAATCACAACACTTGGATTAATAAGATAATCATAATATGGAATAACATTTTCTATAACCCACTTGCCTTTAAACCAAGACTTTAAAAGTATAATTTGTTGGTATAATGCTAAATCAATATATTTCTTTTCTTTTTGTGAGTAGCATAATCTACTATGGCTCGGACAAGGTGGTGAACTCCAAATAAAATCAAAGTCTTGAAAGTGATGTAATAAGTAAAAATGTGCATCTGTATTTATTACATTATCATTTGGAAACTTCTCTTTATATATAGCTGATATATCTGGGTTTATCTCAATAGCTGTTATTTCGTGTTCATCTCCCCAAAGAGTTCTGTTACCCCCTATGCCTGAATATAAATTTAATATTTTCATTTTTTTTGTTTTAGTACATTATTACCACCAATTGTAAAACCTAAGCCACCATTGTAATTAAAACATAGTGGTTGATCAAGAGTTGGTGTTCCTCCAGTCAATTTGTCTTTAATTTTTTCTACTCTTACTTGTGTCATCATCCAGCTTTCAGGTGAATTAATAAACCTATGTATCGAAAGAAAAGAATCGCATCTATTCGCAAACACTTGACCACCTTCAACATCAGATTTTCTTGGTGGTTGTATATAACCAGCATATTCATGGTTGGGTGGAAATACTCTTCTTGCTGATTCAGTCATTGGATGAGTCATTACATAAATTGACTTTCCTGTAGTATTGCAAAAGTCTCTTATGTCATTACATATTAAATAATTACGTTCATATTGATTAACTCTTCTGTCATGGTTTAAACCAGTAAAAGGATCAAGCGCAAATGAATCGCAATTACTTTGCTTAAATATTTTTAACAAGTCTTTATGATTGTACATTTTTTTATTACTTACAAAAGTAAACCACTCTGAAATCTTATTATTGTATTTATTAATTTGAGTCTTACTTAAATCATTTAATTTACATTGTGCATACATTTGAATTAAATCTCTTGTTAATTGACCTGAACTATTTTCACCAGACCAAATGCACCACTTTACATTGTGTTTAATACTTAAGCATAAAAAATACCATAACATAAAAAAAGTTTTACCAACATTATCTAATCCAACAATTACAGTAAAGCTGCCACGCTTATGAACATACCACTTGTCAAACTCGTTACCAATTTCTAAACCACGTTTAATTTTACCTTCCTTAAAAGCGTACAAGTATTTTAAGTTATCTTCCTTATTAACTATCATTTGATGAAAGTTGTAGTTAGGTAAGGGTCTTTAAACTTAACACCTTTCTCTTTCCCTTTTACTTTCTCTTCTACTTCTACTTGTAACTTAGGGGTTTGCTTAGGTCCATGCTTACCCCCTTGCTTAGGGTCTTGTGATAGGGCATTGCCAGTCTTAGTCTCATAACCTTTAACTTGGCTATCAATACTATTAGTCTGACTTATATAAGCAAACTTAGCCATGCCTTTTAAATTAGTAGGTTTTACACCTAAGAACTGCCTGTTAAGTAACGCTTCAATAAATTGTAATTTGTCTTTATCTTTTTCTAATTCGTTATAAACATCGTAATAACTTCTAAAAAAATTAAAACCTTTTCTTTTTGTTAGTTTCATAATTAGTTTGATTTGATTGGTTTAATATATAAAAATATTTATTTATTTATTCTTTTTAATTCATATTGTTTAATGTCATCATATTTAACTTTAATCACTTGATCTTTTCTATCCCATTTTTTTCTTGTGTATATTTTATAAAATTCATGTTTATTATCAGTATATTCTTTAAAGGTTAAAGCGTAATTTAATAAATCAATTCTTTTAAATACAGAATAACAATTTAATTCTACTATCTCAAATATTATATAAAATGCTTTTCCTTTCAACCAACCATTATTTCCATTAACATTGCTTAATTCAAGCCAAATACTATTTAGATGTTTATTTGATTTTGCATCAACTCCAAAACCATTAACAAAAAAATCTATATGACTATATCTATCTTGTTCAATTGTTGATTTTTTTACAGTGTAACCTAATAATTTTAATTTTTCTTTTAAATCATTTTCAACTCTATCACCTTCTTTTTTAGAGTAATCATATCTTTTTTTAGTAACTTCCATAATATGCTTTGTGTTTTGCTTCATACTTATAATAAGCAATCAGCTCATCTTCGTTTAATGATTCTTCTGTATATAGTTTGTCAAAGGTGAAGGACACCTTTTCAATGTCCTCCACTTCTTTTTTAGGTTGTACAAAATCAATATACTTGAAATCTTTCTTTTGGATTTTATATGCCTGTACTAAAGAGATATAACTAATTTTATACCTCTTTGCTATTTCTGGCATTGACACTCCGCTCATCAATAAATTTTGTATATCTGACGAAGTCAAACCCAATGCTTCCAAGACTTTTGATTCTTTCATAATACTTAAAAGGGTAAGTCATTTGAAGTTTCTTTTACAGCAGCTTTTGGTGCTTCTGCATCTGGCTTCCAAGTATCAACACTAATACTTACATTTTTATCGTACTGGTCTGGCTCATCTTTTATATTAATATTTAATTTGATAAACTTATTACCATTAAACTCTTGAATGTAATCAGCAAGTTTAGCTGGATTAATAGTGACTTTTAACCATTTGTCATTCATAACTTTACCGCTTCCGCAATATATTGTTTCTTCTTTTTTATTCATTGTTATTTATTTTTGATTTTTAAAATTTGTAGGTAATTCCTACAGCTACAAAAAAACCTCCTGTAGCTATTGCAAATGTATTAGGATTTAAATTTAAGTTTTGTTTATGCCAGACTATACTTGTAGTGCCAGCAGTCATTAAACTTAATCCACCTATTATTGCAAGTTTTTTCATAATATTTCTTCTGTTTCTGTTTTTACTTCTACTATACTATTTGAGTAACCTTGTGGCTTACCATCCCATTCTAAAAACTTATCAGTATAATGGTCGTAATCCATCCAGCCTTTAAACAATAAACTATCGTCTAATTTATAAACCTGTATGTTAAAAGGAGTTGCTGTTTCTATTGCTACAATATAAGCATCTGTATCTTTGTCATATTGGTCTTGATACATTGCTAATTGCATTTTATAGTCATTGTAGTACAAGTCACGTTCAAAACGTCTACCAGCGTCAAAAGTAGTTTTTATATCTACTACACACTTTCTACCGTTAAACGTTGTTAAAAGGTCTGCAAAGCCTTTAAAATTAACATCTTTATGATGCCACTCTAATTTAATTTCAGTATCTACTTTATTTTGCATCATTTCAGTAAGTACAGGGTGCGACATTGCGTTGTTAATTATTTTATTAGCATCGTCTAACTCTTGTTGCTTGATTAGTGTTTTACCTTCGTTCTGTTCTTTAAACTCTACCCATTGCTTGCCAGCTCTTCTTGCACCTTCAAAGATTGCAAACTCATCAGCAAACGTTTCTGGTTCTAATAACATCTTGTGTATTATTGTTCCAAACTGCATTGCATCAGTAGTTTTTGTTTCTTTATTCCAGTAAGCCAATAAGTGATTAGGTGACTTTTTAAACTGGCACAATGCCGAGTAACTTAAGTGATTCTTTTTCATAATATATAGTTTAATTTATTTTTTATTTAACTGAGTTCCGATTACAACTCCTAATGTGAGGCAAAGCAAGACCACTTGTATCACCTCTAAAACGTTTGTTTCTATCATTGTTTTTTAAAGTTATCTGCTTCAGAATCTGAATAAATTGAATACTGATAAGCATCTATTAATTTTAAAACAAGTCTGTCCTTCAGTCTCTTTTCGGCCATTGCAAAAGGATAAGGTGCTTTGCAGTTCTTAGGGCTTGCTTCACCAGTTGACCAGATAATCTTATTACCTCGTTTTGCATCTCCAACAATTGCAACATCTTGGTTGCTGTCTCTATATATTGTAGGTGCGCCGAACTGTATGTTTTCTTGTGCTGCTATCTTTTCACAAGCATCGTGTGTAATTATCCACATTGAGCGTGTACCTCTTTTTAATTCCCAAAAGTCATCTTTTGACAAATTATATTTCTGTGCTATTTCTTTAATTTTCATAGTTTTTAATTTTTGTAAATATAGTTTTTAATTTATTTATTCTTTGTTCATTGTATTGCACCGCAATAGTTTTTAATTGTTTTGCAATGTTGTCTAATTGTGAAATGTAACCTTCAAACCTGTGTCTATGTATTTCTAAGTCATTGCTTGATAGTCTTATTTGACAAATAATTCTCTTATTCCAGTTAGCTCTTACAACTAAGTTTCTTAATCTGTCTTGTAAATACTTATTAGTTTCATAAGCCCACCAATGAGCTATATTGTCATTATGGTGCTGTTCGTTGTGAGGGTGCGGATAATGTATCATTGATTGTTGTATTGCTCCATTAAACTCAGTAATACCTCAGAGTAAGAACGGTGTCCGTTCTCTTTGCATTTACCTTGAAATTCTACCAGCGTATCAATTTTATTTGCTGGTACATAAAAAGTTCTTGTTGTGTATGAAATTTCTCTGCTCATAATTATTTATTTATATAGTTAATTAATTGTTCGTTTTGTTTATCTATTTTAATTGCTAATTGACTTAATTCTTCTAAGTCGTTAAAGATTTGCGTTTTATTAAATATATCCATTTTCTTAATGTTTAGAAATTGAAACTGCTGTTGTGTTAAAATTATCATCAATAAATTCTTTTACCTTTTGTACAGTATGAAATGGTAAATTTAACTCTATTGTTTTTTTATTAATAAGAGTAATTGTAAATGTGTTTAAGTTTTTCATAATAATAGTTTTAAAGTTTATGGTTGTAAATATATATATAAATATAATACAAATTACAAAACACACTAAAAACTTTATTAACAATAAAATGTTAATTCTAAAATAAATGTGTAATTCTGGCTACTTGGCCATTGTATTTAGAGAAGATAAAACCCTCTATTGCTTGGTTATTAGACGAAGTGTAACCTTGCTTGTGATGCCAACTGTCCGAAGGCGATGGGCTACGGAAACTTTCTAAACTGCAACCGATTAAATCCTTTGAAACTTTGTGATGTAAATGATGCGTAAACATATATCTATACTTTGATTCACTCCATTCTTTACACTCATCAGCCATTAATAAAGGTAGTAAATCCCACTTAGCACCATCTCCGTGAGTGCTGCCGATTAACGAGTTAAAGTAGGTGTAATATTTACGATGTTGTAAACTAATATCAAAAGTTATGTTTTTACTATTTCTAAAATAAGTTGAAATTGTATCTGCTAAACAAAATCCTGTCAAATAATCGTGGTTACTACTATTATAAACAACGTGTAAATCAGGATAGAAACTAACTAATGTTTCAATAATATTAATATATAATCTTTTAGCTATATGAAAATGCTCAAAAAACATTCCATCAACATCTTGAACAGTTCCCCTTGTAGTTTTACCACCGCTTGGTGTGTCAATGTGCATAACATCATTGCCAATACAAAGTATTAATTTATCTATATTAAAACCGTTACTTTTCTGTAATATACCATCAACAGCTTCAAGCGTTCTTTGAACTGCTATTTGCTTATTATATTCTTCACCACTTACAAAAGATTTACATAATTTACCAATATGTATATCTGCTGGAGATATTAAAAGGCAATGGCCATCGTTTACTTTAGGTTTAACAACCTTTTCAAAGTTTGGTGAATATTCTTTTAAGTCGTTTAGTAACTGTTGCTTAAACTGCTTTAAATCGTTTTTCTTAAAATTAGGATTCTTAAAATATAAACTGGCTTTTTTGTTTTTAATCCAACCACTGTGAATGTCATTAGGATTTAAACCTTCTGCTTGTGCTTCTTGTTTTAACCTTCTGTAATCGTTTATAATCTGAGCTTCGTCTGTATTTAAACGGTATCTTGGGTTAGCACCCTTTTCTCGCCACCTTTTATTATGTGATTTCATTTAACAGTTTTTTGTTAAATATATAAAAAAAATTTATTAATTACTTTTTGGAGCTTGTTCCGTAGTAAAAAGCAAAGATGTTTCCAATAACAACACCTTCTACCATACCCATTAAATGTATAAACAATTCATTGTCTAAAACTTGTGGTATATACACTACTGCATAAATTATAAAAACAAAACAAGCTAAACCAATAACCCCTGTAACGTTCATCATCCAGTCGTTAGCACCAGCCTCAGCCATTTTGACTTCCCTATCTCTTGCGCTGTCTCTGTCTTTTACCTCTAACTCGTAAAATTCTACAAGCTGCTTGTGTATTTTTTCTTTATCTTCTTGCGATAAATCTGATTGACTAACTAAATTTTTAACAACTCCTAACAAGCCTTTGTCTGGTAAAAGGTTTTTTGCTACCTCAAAAACTTGTGGTGCTTTTTCTTTTAGTAATTGACCTATTTTAGTGTCTTGTAGTTTCTTCATCCGCTACAACTTTCACAAGTTTCGTCATCTATGTTGCAAGTTCTTTCTGGAACTGGAACATTTTCCATTCTTTTAATTAAGTCCTCTAAATTAGTTTGGTTTTTTTCCATCTACTTTCTTTTTTGCTTTTTTTGATTTAACTTCTTGTGCTGCTGCACTTCTTGGTTTAAAACCTTTTGGCTGATATTCTAAATATTCAGCTTCTGCATCAAAGCAAGGACATTGTTTCATAAATTCAAACTCATCAATCTTGCCATCTTTATTTAAATCAGGTGACAAATCACGATGTCCGTGTATAGTAGCTTTTGGATATTTTGCTTTTAGTTGTTTAATCAACTTAATTATTAATTCTTTTTGTCTTGGTGTTCTTGTATCTTCTGGTTTACCTGTTTCTGGGTTTAAACCACCAACATAACAAATAGCAATAGCGTGGTCGTTGTGTCCTCTTGCGCTTGCTGGTTTCCTATGCACTGGTCTTCCAAACTCAATAGCTGAGTTTATTACATAGTGATAACCAATATCACTCCAGTTTCTTGGTGCTGATGTATGCCACCTTTTAATTGTGCTTGAAGCAATACTATTAGAACGAGTAGCACTACAATGAATATGTATTTCTTTAATTTCTCTCATCTTTTCTTTTGTTTACTTTTTTCTTAGCACTATTAATTAAGCGTGCTTCCATCTTCACAACTTTAACCCTTAACTGTATATTTTCTTCAATTAATAATTCAATCTTTGTTTCAAGCTGTTGTATCTTATTACTAAGAACAGCAACTTGTTGCGCATATAAACTGTCCTCTCTTTCATCTTTCTGAGCAGTTATGTCAATTTTCTTTTTCCATATACTCCAAACCTCTTTTAATCCAATAGCGGATATTAAAGCAGTTACGGCCATCAATATACTGTGGTCATCCATCTTTATACTTTTTAAACAATTCATTATTCTGGCATTGGTTCACTCCAATCGCTACCAGCTAAAATTACTAAAATTTCTTCGTGAGTGTATACTCCTAAAGGCGTTAAAGTTCCATCAGTTATAAAACTTGGTTCAACTTGGTAACTTAAAACCATTTCAGTATTAGCTAAATTCCTTCTTACAGATTGAGCAGAGCTTTGGTTTACTTGTGAAAATAACACGAGGTTACTGTCTGATAAATCACAAATTATGTATGTTCTATTATTCATTTTTATTTATTTAATATTATTTAACTTCACGACGGTGTGTCTTCTGTTCTGTCAAGTACGTCCATATTGACACTTAGTGAATTGCTACTGCTGTAAGGTGCATCACCTATTACTTCATCGCCACCCATTCCAGAACTCAAACCGTTGGCATAACTACCAACGCCATCTACTATATCTACTTCAGTCATATTTACAGAAGTTCCATTGTTACTACCTTTTTCATCAAGTACTGTCCAGTTAGTATTAAAAGAACTATTACTTCCTAACTGCCACCAGCTTACTAAGTTTGAATAGGCGCTATGGTTGTTTAGATTAGATGGTACTCCTTCGTTATAAATTTCTTTAACTTGTGAAGATGTTAAAGCAGCATTCCAGATAGCGCAGTTAGACAATTTACCATCAACACCATAATATCCAGCACCTTCTGCGTTTATCAATTTAAAAGTAAAACCCTTGTCTGTTTGTGTACCTAATGAAGAACCATTTAAATAAGCAGTAGCATTAGTTCCATCTCCTGTTATACAAATGTTATACCATACACCAGCAGTTAAACCTCCGTGAGCAAAAGTACTTAAAGCTCCTCCAGCTCTTATATATATAGAAGTTGCGTCAATATATGGGTAATAATTACTTGATGCTCCACCAAAAACCACTCCAGCTATTGTGCTTGTAAAATTCACCCAAAAACTAACACTTTTATTACCAGTTAAAGTTATGTCTGAATTTAAATCTATGTAATCCCCAGAACCACTAAAAGATAAAGCGTAGGGTGAAATAGAAGTTTTGAAAGATAAATCTGACTGTTGTAATGCTGATTGTGTCATTCCTGAGCTTGTGCCATCGTTTGAGTTAGAACTGTCATCAGGGATAGACCAAGTTGTAGTTGATGAATCATAAGTAGCAGAAGCATCTAATTTCCACCAACCCTGTAAAGAAGTAAATCCTGACATTGAAGTAAGTGGAGAACCATTATTGTAAAGAGTTTCTATTGAGTTAGAACCTGTTGCTGATAGTGCTGTGTTGAATACTTGAACGTTTGAAATAAAGCCATTAAACTCATTATTAAAATTATCTGAACCAATATAAGTAGTTCCTTCAATAAAATCTTTAGTTACAGTTGCTGTAGTTTGAGAAACCCCATTATAATATAATGTTGTTAAATTACTTGCATCTCTTGTAATAACTATATGAGTCCATTCTCCTGCTGTTGGTAAAGTATGAGTTAAATAGTTAGCATCACTACTTGCTCTTAAAACAAAACCGCTACTATTTAATTTGCCTATCCATATTCCATTAGTTGTAGGGTTTGCATATACAACAGAATAAGTAGCTGTCCAGTTATTTGGATTAATCCAAGCTGAAAAAGTAAAAGTATTTGTTCTTGGAGCAAGAATTGCTGAATTACCAAGATTAATTGAATTGTTATTTACTAAACTAAAATCAAAAACAAAGTCCTTCAGAGAAGCGTTGGGTGTCAAATAATCTGCTCCGTTAAACGCATCTTGATCACCTAAAGGGTAGTAAGCAACAGGAGCTGGACTTAGCGACATTGGGTTTCCTATAGCAGAACCACCACCATACAATGTAGCTATTTGACCAGTAGCAGTTTGACCTACTGAAACACCACCATCAGAAAGGGCATAATTAAAAACAACCACTTGGTCTAATTTCGTTTGATAAACTCTATATGTAGGATATAGAGAGCTTAAAGCTCCAATATATAAATTTCCTTCAGCGTTTTTTATAGTTCCACTTGCAGTATTAGAAGCTGTTAAAACACCATCAATATACATTTTATGGATAGTGCCACTATAGCTAACAATTACGTGATGCCAATTTCCATCATTATAAGTAAATGTTGAAGTAAGAGTGCTTCGAACATCCAAATAAGACCTTATGCCAGATGTTACAAAGAGTAAATCAAAACCATTTGCGCCAGACGCTTCAGGAAAAGACAAAAAATATCTATTATTTTGCGAAGTAGAAGTTTTAAACCATATTGACATAGTAGCTGAACTAAATTCATCTATAGTTAATGGCGTTGATATATAATCATTTTGGTCAAATTTGTCCATAGAATAGTTACTTTGCTTGTCTTTATTCTCATTGTTAGGCAATCGCCATTGTCTATTTGTAAACTGTGTACTCATAATTAATCTCCCATTCTATTCCAGTATATTAGGTTTGAACCTGATACTGTGGTTAAGTCTTTAGTTAAATTAGTTCCTGTTGCGTTGTATATCTCCGATACTTGTGTAGATGTTAGAGCTGTGTTCCATACTGCTACCTCGTCAATAGAGCCATTGAAATAACTTGTAGCATATTTACCTATTGTTGCACTTATATCTATAGAATAAACTATTTGTGAAACACTTGCTGTATTTGTTTGTAAAACTCCATCAACATACATTTTAATGTTGCTACCATCCCAAGTAGACACTATATGATACCATTGGTTTGTAACTATACCAACATTGTTTTGTATGGAAACCCAACCGCCTGAACCTGTTGTGTCTACATAAAATTGAAATCTTGAACTTGTAGGATGAAGAGTAATTAAAAAACCGCCATTATTTGATGAACTTTTACTACTTGAGTAAACAGCAGGAGTAGAACCAGTGCCACTTCCAATTTTTTTAACCCAAACAGATAATGTTAATTGTGATGTCGGATTTAAACTATTATTATCACCTACATCTATATAATCATCTGAACCATCAAAGCTCATACTGTAATTATTAGCAATACCAGCTAAAGCAATATCTACAGTTTGTGTAGATGTATTTGGGCAAACACTTGAACCGCTTGAAGTAGTATCATAAGTAATAGTGTGACTCGCAACAGTAGAAGCACTCAAATCAATTTCACCAGTAGTTGAATTAATTACTAAACCAGTAGTTCCGCTAAACGTTCCACCTGTTAAACCTGTTATTGTTGGCGTTGGGTCTGAATCTGTTGGTTCGTAACTACTCGCAGAATAAGCAAAAGCAGCATTGTCAGCAGCGTTAATTGTAATGTTTGTACTTTGGTTATCTGGACAAACTCCTGTAGTCGTATAAGTAATTGAATAAGTGCCAACTGTAGAAGCATCCAAATCTATTTCACCATTAGAACTATTTAAAGTTATTCCAGCAGTAGAAGTAAAAGCACCACCAGCAGTACCTGTTATTGTTGGACTTGGGTCTGTACCATTAGCGCAGAAAGCACTTGCAGCATAACTAAAAGCAGCACTATCTTGAGCATTAACTGTAATTGTTGTTCCGCCTGAGCTTGTACAACTATTTGAATCTGTTCCAGTTGCAGTAAATATAGTTGTTGTGCTTGGTGAAACTGTTATGCTCGATCCTGTTCCGCCATTACTCCAAGTATAAGAATTAGCACCACTTGCAGTTAATATTGTGCTTTCACCATCACAAATAGTACCAGCAGAAGCACTTACTGTTACAGTAGGTATTGTATTAATAGATAAATCAAAAGTTGCAGTAGCAGCATCAGTATCTGTATAAGTAATTATATAACTACCAGCAGTTGAACCAGAAATGTCAACTTCACCTGTAGTTGTACTAATAAAAACTAAACCAGCAGTAGAACTAAAAGTTCCAGCACCAGCGTTGTTACTTATGGTTGGTGTAGGGTCATTTGCATCAGAACAAAATGCGCTTGATGAATAAGTAATGGAAACAGAAGTTATGCCAACAATATCTGTTTGACCAGCCCAACTTTCCTTCTGAGATTTACCCCAGTCATTAGTTGCACTACCAGCAGCTTGTCCCCAACCTATGTTATTATTTACCGAACCTTTACCCCAAGTGTCACTCATAGTTTTTTTATTTTAAAGTACCCAAGTTTGATTTTCTGCAACGTCATCTGGATACATATCCGCTTGTGTATTACTGTAATATTCTGGAAAGTTAGAAGGTGCTACTCCACTTTGCATATAATCAATAAATCTTCTTGTATAAAATTGTGCTGTACTTTCTGACTTTTGTATTAAGTAGTCTACGTGTTCTTTTGTTAGTGCTGTACTGTTTTCAGGATTCTTAGTATATATACCACCATTAGCAATATTAACACCAGCATAAGGTAAGTATTCTACCATTGACCAATGTAGCAACATATCTTTTATATAGTCATTTAATAAAGCTAAATAAGGGTCAGCTAATGTACCAGCAACAATCTCTGCTTGTATTTTATTATACAAATCAGTACCAAGATAATTCTGTATATGTATATCCTGCGCTTGGTTTATAAATGGCAACAGTTTGTCATTATCAATCGAACCATTAGCAGCAGTAAATACTGAAATATCGTGTCTTGTTACAAATAGTGCTTTACTCATTTCTTATAATTTGGGTGATGTCCATTATTAGGCATATTAACAGGAGCTTTTTTAGCTTGTTGTGCGCCTCTTGGAGTTGGTTCGTAACTTTTAGGGATTGATTTAGTTTTCTTATAATCTTCTAAATCTTCGCTCCCTTTGTCATCTAAGTTTTTCACTTTATACAATACTTGTTGCCATTTATGTCGGCAATAAACACCGCCTTTGAATTTAAACAAATCGTAGTTCTGTAAATTGTGTCTTGGTAACTTAGCAGCTGCAAAACTCATTGTCCTACTCGCTTTATCAATATCTTCTAATCTGTAAACTACACCAGCCTTGCTTCTGTTCATCATTTCAATACAAAAATCTCTGGACTTATTAGCTTTTTTATTTTTACCCTTTCCGCTCGTCTTGTAACCTTTTCTTGATCCTACTTGATACTTGTATCTTACTTTATAAAAAGATTTATCTAAAACAGAAAAACCATCTTCTTTACTTTTTATAGTATCACTAAGTTGAATCATATCAGTTGCCCAATCTTCAACGCTTTCATTTTCTTCGTCTACATCTCTAATATCAACTATTTCAAACTGCTCTGAGTCCATTAATTCACCGTTAAGCTCGTTTAAAGCTTCTTGTAGTAGTTCTTTATCTTCTTGCGAAGAAAAGCTCTTAGAAGCCATCATTTCGAGTTCTGCGGTGTTTTCATCTTCTTTAATTCCAGTTTGTTCTTCAATAGCATCTTCGCCTTCAACGTTCTCTAAATCCATAAACTCAAGTGGTTCAATAGTTTTAAAGTAAAGGTTTAAACTAATATCATTAACAGCTAATATTGTGTCTAAGCAATCAATCAAAAGGTTTTGATATGGTTGTATTACCACGTTGTTAAAAAGCCTTGATGCGTTTTCTATTTCGTCAGCATTACTTGAGAAACCATTAGCAGAAGATAAACCTAAAAGCAATGGTGAAGTAACTCTATGAGTTAACATAATCTTTCTTGAACACTCTTCACTTAAATAAGAGTAGTGTGCTGGAGCATCTGTCAAACTTACGTCATCGATAGTCGTTTTACTTTCTGCATTATTGTTGAATGCTACAATTACTTTTTCACCATAGCTACCAGTTAGCTTTGACATTATGTCATTTTTGATAGCTAATTGTTTTTCCCTATCAGGAATACCATTCGAAAAATTTATAATTTTTGTGCCTGAAAAAGAACACATAGCATCATTTATTAAATAGCTTGCAATCTCCTTTTCAAGTTGCGCATAAGAGGCATTCCAGTCCGCTGGAGCGTAGTAATAGAAACCTGTGACATATCTTTTAATAATATAAATTTCATTTTGTCCACCACTACCAAAAACAGGAAACTTTTTTAGTTTAGTATTTCTTTGAACCTTAGACCAATCAGCAGAATAAAAATAATTTTTTATTTCGCCTTTGTCATTCATCTTTTCAGCTCTAAGCGTTTCTCTTGGAAAATGTGTTATTGCTGATATTTTATTGCCATTATAAGTAATTTGAAAAGCAGCTTCTCCTAATAACTTAAGATCTTGACAAACATTTCTTAAATCGTGAGGTTTAACTAAACTCATCATTTGAGCATACTGGTCAGGCTTTTCAGCTGAATCAGTAGCATCTAATCCTTTGCCATATATCTGGTTGACTATTCCGTTAATTACCGCATTGTTTGTAGTGCTATCCATGTAAGCATCAATCAAACATTGATAATAGTCGTTGTTATCTCCTATTGAGACGTAGTTTCTATTACGTTCTTCTGTAATAGTAGGTCGTTCGTATTGATTAAGTTGTATTAAGTGTAAGTTATCCATAATGTACAAATTGATTGTCTCCTGTGCTTTGTTCTATATAAACACCGTTTGAAATTTCATAGTCTGAAAGTGTTTGATCCGAACAATACATCTTGTCTTTAAAAATTATTGCGTTGTCTGTTGTATTGGTGATTGTAATAGTATAGTAATTATTTTCAACTAATGCTTGAGTAGTTGAATATTGGTAATAGTAATCCATTTCAGAAAATGTTGCTGCATCGTCTGTTAATATAACTTTATTTTGAGCCTCTGACTTTATCACTAATTTATAAGTTTTAGTACCAGTTATTGTTTCTCTTGGTATAAAGTTAATAATTCGTGTGCCACTTGTAGTTAATATTTGCATATTTTTAAATAAAAAAAGGGGAGGCTAATCACTTCCTCCCCTCCAATCAAACTATATATTATGAATCACACAATTATATTAATCGCGTCTTTTTTTAACTATTTGTCCCAACAGTTACAGTCACAGTTGCAGAACTCATTCCAGCAAAAGGATCAGCAGAAGTTCCACCACTAATAAAGTTAGCTGGTTCTAATTCCTGTCCAGTAAGAGTTAATGAATAACCTGAAAGGTCACCAAAAGCAGTTCCCGTAGCTATACTACCGCCTGTAACATCCATTCCGTGTTCTAAACCGCATAGTAAAAAGTTTCCGTTTCTGTCCTCTACAGCAATGTGAGGTCTTCCGTAAGCCATTAGCTTAAGTTCCTTATTATCTTCTTTAGATAATTTAGGTAGTGTTAAAGTCAATGTTTCTTCGAAAAAGGTTGTTCCGTTTTCTCTTGAAGATGTAATAGCAGTTTCTAAACTGTTAGTACCTTTTAAATCGTATTGAAAGCAAGTAAATGTTCCAGATAAATCAGTGATTTCATCGTCAGTTTTGGTTACAGTTCCTAAGTCTCCAAAGTCAACAAACCAAGCTCTAACTATGCCACCGATTACGTCTTTACATGGTAATTTACGTCCTTGTGTTAAATCGCAAGCCATTTGTTATTAATTTTAAATTAAGGGAGCATTACAGCCCCCTTGTTATTTTTTTATTTCTTAAACGTGATAAAGAACAATGTCAGAACCAATTCCGTACTGTACACCAGCGGTGTATCTCATCACGACTCTTACATTTTGTGATCCGTCGATGTCAGCCATGTCTATCAATTTCACTTCGTTCATGTCAGAAAGTAAACCAGTCCCAAAGAATAAGTTAGATTTCTGAGCAGCCATTGCAGTGTTATCATTAAGACCATTTGCAACGAATAATTTAACACCATCAAAAGAAAGTGCGCCATCACCATACCACATGTGAGACTGAGCGTTTACACCACTATTGGTAGCAGCGAAACCACCTAAAGCTCTAACATAAGCTCTCGCTATATTTTGTGAAATGTAAATGTGTACGTCTTCTTTACCGTAAAGTGAAGCTGGTATGCTATCTACAATTTTCCCTAATTCTGCAACAACATTCGCAGCGTCAACAGTTGTTCCAGTTACATCAAGAACGTCAGTATCAGCAAGAGCTAAAGTAGCCAAGCCATCGAATTCCCCAGCAGTAGCGTTTGTACCTTCCCAGATATTTTGCTCTGTTTTTTCTGCAACCATTCCAGCAACATGACCTATGATGTAATCTGAAAATTTAGGTGGCATATTATCAAATGCAGAATAACCCATTGAAACCGCTTCCCAATCCTCAGAAAAATCTTTTTTACAAAATTCAAGGTTTACTTGAAACTCCTCTGGTTGTAGGATTCTTTCAGTTATTGTTACTGCATCGTCAGTCTTAGTAAAATCACAACTTGCATTTGCTATTACAGCACCAGTTGCTACTTTTTTCATTACTGATTTGAATTTGATATTAGGTTTTACTTCTATTCCACCTTTATCAATTGTGTTAGCTGATAATAAAGCAGCAGATAAATATTTACCCGCACTCTCACCAGCATAAGTAGTCGCTAAACTATTTAAACTATTAGCCATTTTTTTATTATTTAATTATTGTTAAAAATTTTATCAAAAACCCTGTCTTTAGTTGTTTTAATTCTGTTTTCAGAAATTTTAAAATTTAGTTTATTATCAACTTCAGCTTCAGGATTATGTTTTACAGGTTCAGGAGCAACAGCAGAAAGTTCTTCTTTTTCTTCTTTAACTTCTTCTTGTGCTTCTTCCTTCATTTCTTCTTTGTTACCAAGTTTTTCGTCTATCATTGCTTTGATTTCTTCAACAGCAGATGCAAACTCCTCTTTAGTAACGTAGTTCATTTCTTCTTTTTCTTCTTCTTCTAATTCAGTTTCTTTAACTTCTTTAGACTCTTCAGAAAGTTCTTCTTCAACTGCTTCTTCTTCTTTAGCAGCTTCTTTAATACTGTCAATTAAACCTTCTTCAACAACAGCTAAGATCTTACCACCTTCTAACTCATATTCCCCAACAGGTAAAGCAATTTGCTCATCTTCTGTTTTAATGAATATTGAATTACCAGCTTCAAACGATTCTGCAATAAGTACAGTTCCATTTTCTAAAGTAACTTCAGCCATTTCTATTTTGTTTTCAGAAAGTTCAACTTTTTCACCAACAATATTTTTTATTTTGTTTAGTATGTCGTTTGCTTTCATAATTTGAGTATATACCTATAAACGTTTGAAAACGTTAACTGTTATATTTTTTTGCAACTTTATTTTTATTCTGGCGTTTTAGTTATGTTTCCTATCCCTTGCGCTTGTAAACTTCCGTCACAACATTTACTACTGTAAGTATTATCAGCACATAAACAACCGCGTTTACTATTACTTGGTGATACATTACTTGGTGTTTTAAATCTTTTACTTTTCATTTTCTATTTGTTTTAATTTACTTTCTGACCATCTTAAACCAGCTTTACCACCCCACAATAAATATGAGATAGTTCCACACGCTTCTTTATTTCCTTCATCATAATACTCTTGCGCTCTGCTTAAATAACTGTACATTCTTTTTAAGGTTTCAACGCTAATGTTTTCTTTGTTAGCTAATTGTTGTGCACGAATCTTACCTACTTGTGTAGCACATTTATTATTAACTTTTTTATTTAATTCTATACCTCGCTTTGCATTATTACTTACCGCTTGTGGATAGTCATTAAATGTTTCAAGCTCTGTTCTTTTACCAGACTTAGTTCTTTTGTCTTTTTTAATTAGTGCTTTAATGTTATTAAGCATATATTCAGCTTCTTGTTCTTCAATAGCTTCCAACTCTTTACTCCATTCAGATTTTAAACTTGGGTCTTTTGCTTGTGCTTTATCTGCGAAAAAACCCTCTATGCTAAAACCTTTTACTTTGCCAGTTTCTATGTAGTTCTTCCAAACGTCTTCGTTTTCTACTTTCATTGAAATCATCCAAGTTCCTTTTGGTACACTTAAACCATACTTTTTAGATTTATCCATTTCAGTATCTTCTACAATCCACGATTCAACAACAGTCAAGTTATTAATTTCCATTTCGTGTTCAAGTGTTGCGTTGTTCTGCATACTGTTTTGAAAAAACAATTCGCTTGCTCTCCTTACTGTTTTCTCAGAAAAGTAAACATAGAAAGTATTCTCTCCGTTCTTTCTAAAGATAGGTTTGTTAGGTATTAAAGCAGCTCCCATAAGTAAACGCTTCTCGCCATCTACCTTAGCTAATTTAATTTCTTGTTCTGATAGTGCTACAAAGTCAGACTCTATTGCTGGTAGCTCGACAATGCTAACCGCTTCGATTCCAGTTAGACCTTCACTATCTTCGTCTAATATTAATTCTATTATATCCATTGTATTTATTTTAAAATGTTGCTTGTGTAATTGTATTGTTTTGTAATTGTTGTGCAGTTGTTACGTTACCAGCTACAACATACGCTTGTACTGGTTGTTGTTGCCCTAATGCTCCAGCCACTTGATTAAACCCTGATTGACCTACTACATTAAAACTTGGTGGTTGTGTAGATGATTCTCCACCCCCTGAAATGCTTGGACTTGGTGCGCTTCCACCACCGCCATCAGCAGGCTGAAACTTTGTGCTTGCAATTGTTGCTATTTGTGCAGCTCCAGCTAAACCAATGCCAATACTTTTCGCAAACGCAACTCCACTCGCAACATCAACTGGGTTAGTGTAAGCATTCATTATACCTTGTGATGTAGCTATTATTGCTTGAGCAATACCTAATCCTTTATTTATGTTAAAAGCCTTCTTTGCCCTTTCTTCGTCATCGCCAGCAAAAGCATCAGCAATTTGACCAATAGAACTTAAAGCTGAACTTGTTGCGTTTAATATAGCATTTTGATTATCTATTTTTTGTCTTTTAGTTTTTTCATCAGCGTCAATTTCAATTTCTGATTTTTTTCTTTGATAATCTTTTTCTATTGCTATTTTTTGTTCTGCTGAATAATTTCCATCAAGAATAGATTGTTTAATAATGTTTTCTTTATTCCATTCTAATTGTTGTAGTCTTAATTGTCTTTCTTGTTCAATTTCATCTTTAATGCCTCTTATTTTTACTTCTGTTTGAAACTTGCTTGCTTTTTCTGTATTCTTTAAAAAATCTGTTTCAAAAACAGGTTCTTCTTCTTCTAAATCAAAATCATCTAAATCTTCTTTTATTTCAATTTGTTCTAATAATTTTTTATTTAATTCATTATTAACTTCAATTTCTTTAACAGCTTTTTTCTCTTGTTCAATTCCTAAAGATTTAAGTCTTTTAATTTCTTTATTTATTAAGGCAATTTTTTTATTCTTAACAGCAAGTTCCGCTTCTGTTGATTGCGGTAGTTTTTCAGCTTGTTCTAATAGTTCTTTTTGCTCTTTTATTAAATCTCTTATAACAATAGTTTGCTCTTCATCTGCTTTAACACCACCTTCTGTTTTTTTAGTAACATCATCTGTTGTGATTCCAAGACGCTCCATTAAAGCATCTTTTTCTTTTATTAAATTGTTTCCTTTTTCTTGTTCTTCTTGAAAATCTTCTTCTGCTTTATTTAGTGCTTTTATTTTAGATTGTAAATTAATTTGCTCATTTACTAATCTACCAATGTCATCAATTTTAAGTTTATTTTGTCCGTTTCCTTCTTCACGAAGTTTATTTTCTCTTTCTTGAATTTCATTTAATTCTTTTAAAACTTCATTTGGCGAAGTTGCTTTTATTTCAATACCTAAATCAGAATATTTTTGCCTTAATTTAGCAGTATAATCAAGGGTTTCAGCTTCTTTATCAAGTACTTTATTTAATTCGTCAGCAGTTTCTTGTGCTTGCTCTTGTATTTCTTCTTCCCTCTCTTGTATTAGTATTTTATTTATTAATGATTTATTTATTTCTTGAATAGCTGCGTTTAAATCTTCATTACTTGCAGTTTCAGCATCAATGTTTTTTAAGTAATTTGGGTATTGTTTTTGAAGTTCTAAAATTAAAGATGTTCTTTCTTCTTGTGTAGTGTTTACATTTCCAAGTTGCGCTTGCACCCTAAACAAAGATGCTCTTTCTTTTTCTAAAGATTCTGATAATTTTTCAGTTGGTGTTATAAAATTTAATAGCGATGTTGTAGCTTGAACTATACCTCTTGCAATACTGTTAAATAATCCTTCGCCATCTTCAATAGATAATAAGAAACCTTCCCAAGCTGAACCAAGTTTAGTTGTATCACCAGCTAAATTGTCAAGCCTTGTTTCTGCTAATCTTTGTGCTGCTCCTTGTGAGTTTCTAAAAGATTCAGTTAATACATCTATTTTAGGAGCATTATTAGCTAAAGTTAAAAGTGATTTTGAACCAACAACACCAACTAAATCAATAGCTTCATTCAGTGAGTTAGAACTGTTTGCAACTCTTTTAAGTGCTTCATTTAATGGAATACCTTTTTTATTTAATTCAATAAATGTTTTACTTAATCCAGTACCAGCAATAGAACCTTTTAAACCATTATCAGCAAGAGTAGCTAAAAGAGCAGTTGTTTCTTCAATATCTACATTTAAAGCTCTTGATGTAGGAGCTACTAATTTTAAAGATTCTCTTAACGCATCATAATCTAAAGCAGATTTACTTGTAGATGCAGCCATTACATCAACAACTCTTTGTGTTTCTTCAGCTTCTAATCCAAACGCTCTTAAAGTAGAACCAGCTATCATTGCAGCTTCACCCAAACCAACATCCAAAGAAGCAGCTAAATCTAATGTTGCTTTTGTAGATTCAAGTATTTCTTTAGTAGAGAATCCAAGTTTTGCGAATTCTGTTTGTAGTTCAACAACTTGTTTTGATGTGAATTGAGTTGATGCACCAAGTTCTTTTGCTGAGTTGGAAAGTTGATTCATTTCAGCATCGCTTGCTCCAAGCACAGCTTCTAATCCAGATAATGCTTTTGCAAACTCTGCTCCTTTTTTAGTTGCCATTACAAACAAAGAACCAAGACCAGCAATTGCAGCAACACTACCGCCAACTGCTAACGCTTTAAAAGATGTACCAAGATTTTTAACTTGACCTATTGCACCTTGTATTGATGCTGGTAAAGCATTAAAAGCAGATGTCATTGCTCCAGATGTTTCTTTTGCTTGTTTCTCAGTTGTTTTTAAACTCTTATTAACCTTGTTTAAATTAGCATTCGCTTTTCCAGTTTCTGCTTCTAATATAACTTTTACTACTTTAGTCATTTCTTCATTCTTAATTGGTTAAAACCTTCTTTAATTGTCATTGGCACTTTATTAACACCTAATGCTATTTTAATGTATTTATCGTAAAGTTTATTTTCTTTACAAAATTCTAATGCTTCAATTATTGTTTTCACGTTGGTTCGTTTAATAGTTCTAAATTCGTTTCTCCTGATTGTAATTTACTTGACATTTTATTAATAGTATAAGCTCTTGTGCCAACTACAATCAAATCATCTAAAGTTAAATTCAATAATACTTTTAATGGTAGTATTGCAGAAAATTTAAATATTCTTGTTTTCTTGTTAAATATTCTTGTTATGTAATTAGTATAATAAGTTTGAAACAAACTGTTATTGTTACCGCCATAATCTGTTAAGGTATAAGTGTTTATCTCACTACCAAAGTTTAGATTATAAGTTGGTGCTGTTGTTGATGTTCCTAACTCATTGCAAGAACTGGGAATCCAATAACTTGTTAAATCATACTGGTCATTTGATGAATTATGTGCTAACGCTCCATAAACTTCTGGCCTTGTATTATAAACAAAATGTACTTCATCTGCTGACTGCTGGTAGATTCCATAAAATAAAAGTGGTTGTCCTATACTTGGCTCTAAATTATCATCTAAGAAACTGCCAACTTGTACTGTAGTCAACGCTCCGCTTGTTTTATCTTGTAACCTTTCAAATAACATATGCTCAAAAGGTAATGTAATTTTATATTCTCTTTTTTTACTTGCATCACCAATGTAAGTTAATTCTCCATATCTTCTATTGTTTAAAGATTGAAACGTTTGAGCCAAAATGCTTTTAGGTTCTGAATATTCTAAATCTACATTTGAAAATGGTAAAGCATCGCTAATAGTATGTTCATCAGTTTTTACAAATTCAGTAATATTAAAAGTATCACCACCAGCATAATAATCATCTAAAGTTTCAACAATTACTTGCCCGAAAAAATCTACATAAGCAGTTAAGTTAAAAGCTCTAAACAAACCATTTAAAAAGTCTTTAATTTTAATTTGTGGTATTTGTTCTGTAATTATTATTGTAGCACTTGTTACAATGCTTGATGATTGTGTATTGTAATTAGCAATTAAATTATATTCCCTCCTTTGTGTGCTTGGATTATAAAATGAATGGTCTAAAGAAACACTTGCAGAAAATGTTAAAGGGTCAACACTTCTAACTCTTGCAAATAATCTTCTTGACTCATTTAATGCTAATGAATTAGATTGACCAAAACCATAACCAATTGAATGACTTTGAGCACCTGTTAAATTGTTTGCTGTTGCTACAATAGTATCTGTTAAGCTGTCAACAATTTCAATTGAGTAAGTGATGGAGCTTGAAGCTGGTGTTATATTAACAGTAAATTTAAATCCCTCTTCCATTGGTGTAGGTGGATTAGCACTTGCGGAAAACCTTTGTGTAAATATATAATCTCCCTCTTCAAATTCAACTGAGTCATAAGTTATACCATTATAGTGAACACAATTAGAAGTTGTTTGACATATAAACGTAACACCACTTAATTCAACTAATAAATCTCCTGTAACTCTACCTTTAGCCCTATGTAACCATAGATACAAATTATCCATTGCAGTAGAATCAAAGAACTCACCAGTTTTAAAAATTATGCTGTATTGTTCTTCAATTGCTTTAATAATATTTTTTACTGGAATAGCTGGTTTTAAATCTTCTGGAAATACTCCACGTTTACCAAGATGTGATGCGTTTTGGTGATTACTAATGTTTAATCCATTGCTTTGACTTCCAGTACCATCATAAATATAGCTTTGTGAATGCGCTATTAAAGGATATATAATAGCATCGTTGTATAAAACACTATCAACTGTGAAGTTTTTCCCGTTTTCTAAAGCAGCTTTAATGTAATCAGCATCTGCATTATGATTAAAATTATTTAACCAAACCAAATCTGACAACTGGTCTTCATTAATCTTATTTTTAAAAGTTACTGTATTTCCAAAGAATGTAACCTTGTACATTGATGGCTCTCCATACTTAATAGCAACCTCATTTAATTGTATTTTACCAAACCTAAAATGTAGGTGGTTTAATTCAATTCTTGACTCACAAAAGATATTAGCATCAAAACCTTCAACCTCTGGGTTGTACCAATGCTTAAAGATTTTATTATTTGTTTTACTTGCTGGTAAATTAAAAGTTCTACTATAATCCGTAAATATTTTATCTATGTCACTAACATCTTGAATAACCTGAGTTAATGAAATAAGTTCTTCTTCCATTAAATCAACTCTAACAAAATCTTGTTCTGTTGTTGTGTTTCTAAGTTGTGGCTGTATATATAGAATTACTTTTTGCATTATCTAATATTATTTACTAAGCTAAATGACTTTTCAAAATTCATTGTATAATTAATTAACCTATCATTTAAACCAGTCTTGTAAATAAATGAACTGTCTTTTAAATTAACAGGATAGATTGTGTTAGTTGAATCAGTTAGCCAAACATATTCGCTGACCATTAACTCCTCAAAATATGGATTCATTAATTCGTTAACAAAACCAGTATTTAAAGAAATGCTTTCAGTAGCATTAGAATTAAAAGTTTTCTTTGCGTGTGCTGTTGTTGAGTAAGTATTATATGTAATTGATTCATCACAATTAACACCTTCTTCTGGTGGTGACAAAACTACATTCCTTGCTTCAAATATACTTGCATTAAAGTTTTCACTTCTTGAGTCTAAACTTTCTGTAGATTTTTTAAAGAAAAATAAATCTTGCATTGCTCCCCATCTATTAACAAAAGTAATTTTATGAACTGGGTATTTGCATTCTTCAATTGGTACTATTGTAATAGTAGATTCATACGAATCATCGTAGGTAACTAATATATTGTCTAATACTGTAGAACCTGAGAACTGCGCATATCCTATTTTTTGGTTTTGATTTCCATTATCTGCAAAACTATCTGTTTCTCTTGTGCTTGTACCTGACCGCCATTGAATAGAAATAACTCGTTCAACATTTACTGGTATTGTAATTGTACTCCCTTGATGGTATTGTAAATAACTTCCACTAATCATTGCAATAGGTTCTGCTGTATAGTTAACACCATCTTTAAAATGATTGTAACCCTCTTGAGCTAAATAAGTGTTAGAAGTTGTAACAGCGTCGTCTACTAAAGAACCATCTGCTTTTCTTGGAGATGTTGCAACAGTTACCCAAATAGAACTTTTTGCTGATGATACAGAATAAACTCCAGTAAATATTTGCTCCAGATGGTCGTTTACTATTTCACTAATATCTACACTAACAGAGTCTTCGCTACCTATTGGTTTTTTTTGTAGTGAGTAGGTTGCATATAAATCGTCGCATTGCTCTGTTGAATTACTTAAACCACCAAATACAGTTATATTAATTTGAAAGTAACTTAACTCGCTATTAGTTTCTTGTGGTGTCCTTATAAAGAAAGGGCTCCTTGTTCTTATTATTGTACTCATTTTATTTCTAAATTATCTTCTATGTAACCAGCAACAATTTCATCTCCGTATAGATCTAAACCCCTTTCAAAAGGTTTAGTAAAAAACAATGTTGCTTTAATTCCTTTTTTGTAAATACTTCTTGCAATTAAAAAGTTTAGTGATTGCCTACTTACAAACCTACCTTGCTTATCTCTTGGTGCTATTCCTTTTTTAATACTCCATTTATCAAAAGCAGAACTTGGAGGTTGTTTAGTTGTATATTTAAATGGACTTGCAGAGCTTTCTGGATATGTAGACTTTGCACCCTTAACACCTTTATCAATAAACTGTCCGTAATCTTCGCTAAGAAATGAAACTTTATCTCCTTTAATTGTATAAGCTAAACTATTATATAAGGCCTTAGAAGCATTGTTTTTCTTTTTAGTCAAATTACTTCTTGACTGTTGAATAACATACTTAGCATATTTATCTAAAGCTTTTCTAAATTTACTCATTAGCAATAAGTCATTTCGTCTTTAGTACCACAATCAAAAGTAACAGCCCAGCCAGCAAGCATATTGTCAAACCTTTCTGTAAATGGTTCACAAGTAGCTGGATTGATTAACTCAAATTTATCTTTGTATAAATCACTCTTTTGTAAAACTCTTATAACTCTGGTTGCTAAAGCTAATTGTGTGTTTAATATATCTTGCCTGTTGTCATTACCTCTATATAGATCAGTCACTTGTTCGTTGCTAATATCTACTAAATCCATAAAGAAAATAGTAATGTTAAAAGTTACGTAGTTGTTATTGATAGTACTGTTGTTGACCATTACATGAGCTAAAGGGAATAAGCTCTGCTTCTTTAAATCAATGTCAGCAATATCACCAAATGTTATTTCATTATTAAATGGTTCTGCTACAACTACTTCTTTGATCTTGTCTATTATGTTGTAAAAACTGTTCATACTAATTTTATATAAGTTGGAGTGTGTTCTCCTAAGTCTTGTTCAATAAATTCATCTAAGCTATCAATAGCTTCATCAAAGTCGACACCCTCTCTTTGTATTAATAAATCTAAACATATCCAATAATCGTAAACTGCTTTAATTGGGTTGTTTGCTGATATACCTATAAATGCTTCTTCAAATCCATCTACCAGAATAATGTGTTCATTCTCGATTAATAAGTTACGTTCTGTTAATTCTTCTAATATATCGTCTTTTGTCATTATTTGTTTTTTAATAGTTGTTGTTCTAATTCATATTTATCCTTTTCAAATGCTAAGTGCATTAAACAGGTGTGGAGTTTTGATTTTGTGATACTATCGTATTTAAGAATGTTCCCGTTAGTAAGTCCGTAGATAGATTGATACCAGCCCCATTTTGCAGCGAATCCCGCATTTGCTGAGGAAGCTCTACCTCCTCCTGTGTTGCTAAATAATTCAGGGTAGTTTTCAGTAATTCGCTCTTTAAATTCCAAAAAAAAACAAGCGCACCAAATGCAACATCTAAAGTGATTTCTGTCATGTCGTACTTTTCAGCACTATCGTAATCTTCTACCAAGTATTGCTTTTTCTTTTTAAATGTTATTGGTCTAAATAAAACACCCATTGCTTTGTGCATGGACTCCCAGTCAGCAAGGTAGGTATCTAAGTCAACGTATTCACCAAAGCTAATGTCATCGAGTTTAGGTATAAATCCAAATTCTTTACCATTCATTTCGAATCTATCTATAAACTTAGGTGTATTAGTAAACAACTTTGTAAGTTCTTCAGTAATATTATTAATGTCGCTTGCTTTTATTTGTAGAACATTCTTTAGTGGTATATTACAAAAAATCTCAATCATTTTCTGTTGTAGAAATGAATCCAGCTCTTTACCCTCAGCAATCTTTAACCACTTTTGGTATTGCTTTAAAGTAACTTCATTTAGAGTTTCAGGTATATTGATTGTAAGTTTCATTTATATATAAACGTTTTAATTAGTGAATCGTTATATACAAATATAAAAAAAATAGGTAACGCTCTTTTGCCGACTACCTATTTTAACCAAAACGCAAATTAATTTTTTGCTT